GCTATAATTTGGAATATTTAAAGTAGTTCCTAGCAACGTTGCCAATCCACCTGTGCCAATGGTAGTTAATATTAAACTATCCATTTTTTTATTAATCCTATCTGATAAACTTGCAGTATCTAACTTTCGTAAATATGGTAAAAGCATCGATGCAGTATCTGAATATTTAACCCTTAAATTTATTCTATTTGAAAGGCTGATAGTATCACTTGCATTTAAATAAGTGGCAAGCATGGCAGCCGTATCACTTATATTTAATTTACCATTAATCTTATTATTTAACGAACTTGTATCTGTATTTATTTTAATCCATTGTGAACCACTATACATATACAAACTACTATCAGTTGTATTCCATCTTATTTGTCCTGCATCCCTTCCACCAGTTATATTTCTTAAAGAATTTATACCAGTTGGAATAGTCAAAACACTATCTGTTAAAAATCTTTTTACAGGACCATATCCAGCCTGTGGCATAGCTTGGTAAACCTGTGCTTTTAATCCAAAAGATAAAAATAATAAAATTATTATAATGGCACGTTGCATCCTGTAAATTCGTTTTGAGTTGAAATGTTAATTGTGTATTCTATACCCGCTAAATAATCCTCGTATTTATCCGATATTGCATTAAACGAAACGTTATCATCTATTGAATAACTATTCCTGCCTGTTCTCATTAGGCTTAATATATCTGATGCAGTTTGTATTTGGTCGCTTATAACATCGTTTTCAAATTCTGCTTCCTTTCCGCTTTTGTCTAAAAAGAAAAATTGAACAGAAAACACTTGCTCCCTGCCTATATTCATAGTTCCCGAATTAACAGAAAAGCAAGCTATTGGATAAATTGGCTGCTCATCCCTTAGCAACCATTCTTTTGGGGTTGTGTGCTTTGCCGTCTCTATCATTGCATGGCTTTGCAATAGGCTTGTTATTGTTGTTATTAATTGGTTGTAAGTCATGAAATAATACTTTTTGAATTAATGCTTTTTTATAAGCCATAATTTTATCTTATTGTGAATGTAAATATTTCTGCTGCTTGTGTTACATCACCAGTAGATAACGTAACTACATTATTAACAATTTGTAAATACATTGGATTTGCAGTAGGTAAATTAGTAATTCCTTTAACTAGCCCTGACCTTGTTGCAATTAATACCACTTTATTAGTCAATCCACCAACTGAAAAACTATTATCCCCTGCTGCTGGTGTATGATAAATAGTTGTAGCCCCATCCGTAGTTGCATTATTAGAAAACACCCTTACACCATCAACTACATTACCTAAATAAATAGGGCTTGTATATGCTTTTAATTCGGGAAAAATAACATCTAATCCACTTGCAGGATTAAAATATTGAGAATATAATAAATAGTTTTCCCTTAAATAATTAATTAATCTTTGCTTATAAAATTCAGCAGTCTTTTTATATTCGTTACCTATCAATTCTAAATCTGCTCTGCTTGGTGCGTTGCTTTCTTCACTTGTCTTTTGAAGAATGCCTTTACTGAAAAACTGGTAACCTAATCCAAATGGTAATAAACTCATTGTGTACCATAGCAAGCAATCAGTTATATAATTATCTAATAATACTTTTTCTAAATTAGAAAGGTTGTCCGCTTCTATACCTGACTGCAAACGAAGATATAAAGTTGAACCCAATGCAGGCTGCAAATATAAATCCTGTGCTACCTTAATATGTGGCTTTAATTGTTTACCATCTATTGCATCACTTATTCCTGTTCTGCTTTTAATTAAACTTTCCGATATGAATAATATATTTGCGCTCATTTATTTCTTTTTAATTATTACTGGTTTCCATTGGTGTCTGCATTGTGTTTCAATATCACCTCCATTATTCCAAAATCCACCAACCCTGTCAAATACTGAATAACCTAATACAACACTCATTTGTTGAATGTTAGAACTACTCCATAATCTTGTTTTTGCAAGTTGCATCATTTTAACACAAAACGGTCTCGATGGATGCTCCTTTGAATCTCTTTCATTTGCAGGGATAACTACATCTGTTCTCCAGTCATAGGTGTAAGCAACCGACAAAGTAATTGTCTTAGGCTTATCTAGTTTTATATCTGTTTTCTTTCTTTCAATGATAGTATCTTGACCAACTTTTATTTCTTTAGATACCAAAACATTCTTTTCAACTAGGCTTTTTAATGATGCCTCTACAACTTTAATATCCTGCTTTAGAACGCTTGAAATTGTTTCGCTGGTAATTCTCTTATCCTTACTAATTAAGTTCAAAATTTCAGCCTCTAATTGGCTTAAACTAACTTCCTCTGCAAAGTGGTTAAACTCTTTAGGTGATTTTTCTGCAATTACATCATAATCATCTAAACTTTCGCTGAACTTTTCAAACATTTCTAGCAATTCAGTTTCTTTATTAACGGCACTAAATGTCGAAGGGTCAGCATCTAATCCGAGAAAAGTATTTACATCGGAATCAGTAAAAGCAAATCCATTCTTTAACATTAAAGCAGCCTGTTCTTTAGTAAGTTTTCCACCTGTAAACTGCCTAACAATACGCATTACATTTTGGTATTGTCTGCCTGTAAGGTTTTTAATAGAATCGTTTGATGCTGCTATTGGTTGACCTGTTGGATTATCAGTAGGATTAATTGATGGTGCAATAACTTCAGATGTTAAGCCTAGTTTTTCCCTTATTTCATCCCTTGTCATATTTGCAGCCATTACCCCTTCGCTAAATTCAAAACTTAATGGTTCAACTGGTATTAATTCATATTCTCCGTTAATACCTACATAATTAAATAACTGGTTAAATACTTCCTCAATTGCTTGCTGCCTTTCGTTTACATAAGTATTGGCAAATATTTTGTAAGCATCTCTTATCTCGGTTGAACCGCCAAGCTGCCCTTCTGTCTTAATCCCGAATAAACTCGGTGAAGTAACCTGATGGCATGCGAATATTTCTTGCTGAATTAAATTATTTACATTCGTAAAATCTTCTTTGGTTAACATCGTTGAAGATAATGGCAATATTTCAGCACTATTATCTTTAGACTTGTTAAACATTATTACAACCCTATCCCCCTCACTGCCTGTAAACTTCTTTTTTATTCCTCTTTCAACTGCTTCTTTTGCTTCCTCTGCTGGTTCACCACCATTTAAGTTAATTAAAGTTGTAGCAACAAAACCATCTTTTGCATTTCCTAAAATATGCCTGCTTACTTGTACATCACTTTCAATATAATTTAATCCCTGATAATAATTAGGAAGTGGATAGTAATCTGACTTAGGATTGTATTGTTTTACAAATAAGATTTGACTTGCAACAGGGTCAGCAATGTTAAAAGCAGGGTATAATCTAGGTGTTTCTTTATTATCTGACCAATCATTTTTTACTTGAAACTCATTCTTTTCTTTATTGATTCTAACTTTATGATATTCAAGGTGATACACATCCTTAATCTCACCTAATAAATTATAAATAACTTGTAAATAATAACCTCCAAAAAGTTCATCATCTAAAATACATTTCTTTGTTACCTGATTCCAAGTTTCGCCTTTTGTATTTGCCTTCTGTTCAATACCATCCCAACCCTGACCGAATATGTAATTTGTTTTGCTTTTAATAATAGCACCATGTTTGGGACTTTCGTTATATAACCCTATCAAATAATCAGGGTAATTATTATTAATACCAAATTCAATATATCCTTTACCTTTCTTTTCTTCAAATCTAGGTTGCTCCGCTTGTGCGAATTTAACTGTGATAATATTATTATAATTCATAAGTAACGAAATTATTGTTTTGTTCTTCGTATTTAGTTGGTTCAAATGCAGTTGATGGATTAAGATACATAAACCCCTCTTCAACCACTATCCCTGCTACTGTAAAATCAGTAACCAATACCTTTTGATAAATTTTATAACTATAAAATCCCTCCTCCTTTAAATCAAAAAAGTTGTTAACCGTAAATGCAAATTTATCATATCTACCAGTAATACTTTGATTCGTTGCCATTAACTTAACAACATCAAGTGTAACCCTGTGGATAAACACAAATAAAAAAAAAGGGTTTGCAATAGTAGCCTTTTCTGTACCTGTGAAATAAATTGTTTCGGTAAGTCCTTTCGTTAAATTTATCATATTAAAAAACCCCGACTTTCATCGGTCGGGGCATAAATTAAATATTAAGAATTGTTATCCAGCAGTAGTCAAAAGCAAACCTAGTGCGTTTGTAACTTCAAAGAAATCTTCCCTTTCACTTGCTTCAAACTTCAGCATATAACCCTGTGCATCAGCAGCAGCAGCACCACTTGTTCCTGTGCTTGCAGCTAAATACATTCCGAATTGTTTACCATACATTCTGTAAGTGCCATCTTTATCAAGTGTAACCGCAACAATTTTATTCTTTGATAAAGTAGTTATGATATTCCTTGTAGTGGCATCTCTTTTATTAATAGGGAAATCTAAAGTTTGTTCAAAAAACAAAGTACCATTCTCAATAGAACCAGTAGGATTGCTTGCAGCAACTGCACTTGATTTAGTAGGTATTTCAAACTTAAAGAATTTCTTTCCTGCTGCTTTTGTAATTCCTGTAACAATACCACTAGCATCGGCTATTGTTACGTTTCCAAATTCTGCGAAAAATACTGCGTCAACTCCCCCAACTGATTCCCGACAGTCTATTGTATATCCGCTTACGATTGCACAAGCCATAAAATATAAATATTAAATAGGGAGATAGCGAACCACCTCCCTATGTTAGAAAATTAAATTGCAGCGATGAAAGAAGTTACTTCGTTAGTAAAGGCAACGTTTACTCCCATTTTAAATTCTACACGATAACGTACATCGTTGTTGTCCTCGCTATACCAAAGTTTGTATGACCCTTCCTCATCGACCAAATCAACCGCCATAGCCATATTAGAAAGACTGATTGCATAAGCATCACCAGTTCCATTCAAACCATTTACACTTACTACTTCAACGTTAGTTGCAGGCAAGATAAATGAAGCAGCTTGTGAATCTTGTGGATTATAAGAGAACATATTTTTTTCTCTGTAAGCAAGAATCAACAAACGATACCAATCGTTACCAACAAAAATCTTTACATCACCTTTGCTCAAAACTTGAACAGGGATAGCTTTGTAGATACCTTCAGTTGCAGCGATAATGTTTGAAGCATTTACGGTTACAATCGGAGAACCTGTTACACCTGTGTAACCTGATACGT